GAATTTTTAACAAGATGATCTACCAATTTGAGAATCAGAAAGACATCGGGTTGTACAATCCAGCCCAGGTTGATACCGTGGATCAGATTAAAGAAGCTGTAACTGGCGACTGGATAGCCACTATGGATCCAAAGGGCATCAACATGGTGTCGATGGGTGGACAGAATGAGAAGAACGAACGGTTCCAACAAGAACTGTTAACGATCTACAACTTCATGGCTGGGAACCCGGAACTCATTTCTGGTCAGTCTACACCGGGTGGAAGCGGCACGACCGCTACGGCGGTTCAAGCACTTCAGAATAATGCGAGTATCGGTATTGAGGATATGCGGAACATCCTTTATGATGCAACTGGAGAAGTCCAACGTCGGTTAGCGTGGTATCTTCACACTGATCCGTTTATTGAGCTTCCGCTTTCCAAGCGAGTAAGCGGCGGGGAAGAGGTCGAGTTGATTCTCACCCCGGAACAACGACAAGGTGATTTTCTGGACTACACATTCAAGATCGTGGCCCGGTCGATGACACCATTGGACCCTATGATTAGGTCCAAAAGAATTATGGAGTTCTGCACGAACATCATTCCTGGTGCGGCTCAGACTGCTATGGTGATGATGCAAATGGGACAACAGTTTAATGTCACTAAGTATCTGAGTCAGGTTGCGTTCGAGATGGGCATACAAGACCTGGTAGCGGACATTTTCGTGGACCCTGAATGGCAACAGAAGATGCAAGTAATGATGACTCTCAACCCTCCGAACTTGGGTAAGGCCGGAGTCGGTAATTCACCAGAAGGAGCAGTACAAAATAAGGGGAATCCCCAGGCGAGGCCAATCGCTACCTCCACACAGGAGTTCAATCAGAATAGTCAACAAAGTGCGGCTTTAGCCCAGAGCGTTATGCAGGGGGTTATGTGATGATTCATACTTTTGTTTGTGATAAGTGTGGTCATACGGTAGAAGATGAGAACACAAAGATCGTGCATGTATGTCCATGTGGCGAGGAAATGAGATGGGACTTACGCGGGAATGCGAGCGGAAGGGCTGATTATGAACATATCAGCGATTCCCTGGCCATCCATCCAGACCAAATCCCGGCCCATAAGAAACTGTTTCCTGGTGTTGAGATATTGCCGGATGGTCGCCCGAAGTTTAATTCCGTCCGACAGCAGCAACGATATTGTAATGCAACAGGTTTTGATAAACAACCACAACGAATAAGATCATTAGGAAGAAAGAAGATAGCATGAGTACATTAGTAACACGTCGCAATGCAAGAAAAGCCTACAAGAGAGCCGCTGAGATGACGAAACCCGGTGAAGGTGCTCGATTCGCAGCCGTAGAGAAGTCCGCGAAACTCGGTGGAGCAAAAAATCCTGGAGCAGTCGCGGCTAAAATCGGTAGGGACAAATATGGTCCCAAAAAGTTTGCTGCGATGGCGGCAGCGGGCCGCAAAAAATAAACTAATCCCCATACTGCCTACCCCTTAACTCGGAAAGCTAAGGCAGACCAGTAGAAAGGAAAACCATGAGTGAAGAACTAACAGAACAAGAACAAATCATTGATGCCAATGCCGAAAAAGCATTGGCCGAGGAACGCTTATTGGAAGCATCGAGACATAATCTCGATTTAGTATTTGGCGATGAACTTACCCCGGAACCAGAACCGAAACCTACCTCGGAACCGGAATCGGAGCCAGAGCCGGAACCCGACCCTCAGCCTGAACCTGAGCCGGAACCGGAATCTGAGCCAGAGCCGGAACCGACAGGCGAACCGGAATCCGAACCGGCAGGTTTGACCCAAGCAGAGATCAGGGCCGCAGTTCATAGCGGTTGGTCAGTAGAGGATATACAGGAATTGGCACAGGCCAATCCTGATCTCGCAAAGAAACATTGTGCCAAAGCGTTGGAAGCACAAAACAACCTGAGTAGGAAGTTCTCTGAATTTGGGAAGGCCCAGGTTACTAAAGAAGAGCCTAAATCTGAACCTAAACCAGAGTTGAAACCAAATTCAATTGACCTTACCGCCCTGGAGAAGGAATACGAAAGCGATCACATTGTCGAAGTGCTTAAACAGGTTGTTGAACAGAATCAGCAGTTGGCCAAGGAGATTGGATCATTACGGTCTGATCCTGACAGGATTGATGCCAAGATTGCTCAAGCCCAGGCTCAGGAAGATGCCGCTATCTCACAGCAGATTGACACGTTTTTCAACCGATCTGATGTGAAAGCCTACAAGGAGATCTATGGTGAGGCCAAGGGTAACAACTGGGATGCACTTACCCAAGGCCAGATCAAAAAGCGTTGGGCCGTGGTCGAGCAAGCGAATCTGATCTTACTCGGTGCTGAAAAGCAGGGAATGAATATGCCTCTGGAAGAGGCATTTGAACGTGCTCACTTGCTTGTCACGGAAGATGTGCGGGAGCAAGCAATACGAAAAGAGATTAAAGCAAAAGCTGTGAAGCGGTCCAAGGCCATTACATTCGAGCCGACTTCCCCCGGTCAACGGCCAGAGGGCAAGCCAAGCGACATGGCCGCGGTACACAAAAACGCTGCACAGAGATTGCGAAAAGTTTTTGGATAGGAGAATAGAAAATGGGTTACAGACCTGAAGATATTGCCGATCTTCTTGCAACGACTCTGGCTGATCTGCCGGATCAGGAATTGGAGTATGCCCTGGACCACCAGGAGTATTTCTGGACAAGTATGTTCCAGACGAAGACCATGAAGATCGACGGTGGTACGAGTATTCAGCGTAAGGTATCGTTCGACACCAGTGGAAATGCTCGTTACCGCGAGATGTATGACACGGACGAACCGAAATTCGGTGATTCCATTAAGACGATCAATGTTCACTGGGCTTTGCTTGGCACGAATGCCTCGTGGGATGAGTTTGAAATTCTTCAGCAGAAGAATTCGACTAAGGGTTATGTGGACCTCGTTCGGACTCGGAAGGATAAGTCGATCATCGACTTGGCCGACCTGATCGAAACGACGATGGTTGGTGTGCCGGATAGTGCGACGGACCTTAAACATCCGTTCACACTTCCGTATTACCTGCGTCTTCTGAATTCGGCTGGTACGATCAATACGACGGCTGGTTTTAATGGAACTACGGTGACGTTTGGTGATGCGAGTACGAGCACTATTATCGCGGGTATCGACGCTTCGACTGAGTCCAAGTGGCGTAACTGGTGTGCTCCCTATACAGCGATCAATAACAGTTTTCTCAAGGCGTATCGCCAGGCGTGCATTAAGACCAAGTTTCATCCGCCAGTCATCCTCAATACCCCTCTGATGAAGGAGCGGGCCGCGAAGATGAATACTGTGGCTGGAACGGATACGGTACTGGACATCATGGAATTGGTTGACAAGAAAGACGACAATCACACGTCGACCGCGAAGGAAGCTCTCGGTGGATTGCTGGTGCGGGATGGTGCGTTGGTTTATCTTAACCGGACCCCGGTAATCCCTCTCGATACGTTGGATAGTGCCAGTTATACGCCGATCTATACGTTCGATCTGAGTTACTTTATCCCGGTTGTGCATGATGGTTACTGGATGAAGATGACACCCCCGATGGTGGATCGTAGACAGCATACTACGTTTACGTCGTTCATCGACGGTGCTCATAACATTCTGGTCGAGAACGTCCGCAAGTGTGGTTTCGTACTCCACAAAACCTCGTAATTTAGGAGAATAGACAATGAGTAAGTTCGTCAATAGAGTGGATTATCTCGGCATGGCCGGGATCGTTCATAGTTCGACCAGAGGCGGATGGGACTTCGTCTATAAGACTTCCACTGTGAAAGACCCGAAGTGGAATCTTGGCGATAGAGTTGTGTTACCGGATGGTCGTGAATTTCGTTATGCCAAGTCTACTGAGGCTATCGTCTCCGGCCTTGGTTGCAACTTTACTGCGGCTGGTTACATTGCCTATACCGCGTTCACTATTGCTGCGGCGGCTGGCGATACCAGTCTCAGCATTCCTGCGGCTACGCACGCGACTTTGACTGCGGATGAGTTGGCTGGCGGCTATCTCGTAATCTACGATAATAGTACCAGTGCAATTCAGTTCCGTCAGATCGTTGGTAATGA